GTAGCCTACTTAGGCCGAGTGCATAATGATCTTAAGAATGAGTTATACGCTAATGAGATTGAGTGTTTTACTTTAGACTATGCTGATGTGTGCGAGGTACTTAGATCAGTGGTTGCCATTGAAACAGTACTTAAGGATCTAATGTACGCAGAAGATTACTTTGTATGGAAACTAGAGAATGGAGTAGAGCTATGAGTATTTACGAAGATTACATCCACAAGTCACGTTATGCACGATACTTACCTAATGAGCAGCGTAGAGAGAGCTGGGACGAAACTGTATCACGCTACTTAGATTACTTTAAAGATCGTGGTGCATTAGACGACAAGACGTACGCTGAGTTGTACAAAGCTATTATAGCGAAGGAAGTTATGCCCTCCATGCGAGCTCTTATGACCGCTGGTAAAGCTTTAGACCGAGACCACATTGCTGGTTTCAACTGTAGCTACATGACTATTGACCACCCTAAAGCCTTTGATGAAATGATGTATATTCTCATGTGTGGTACAGGTGTTGGCTTCAGTGTCGAGCGACAGTATGTGAGCAAGTTGCCTGAAGTATCCGAAGAGATGCACCCTACTGACACATGTATCAATGTAGATGATAGTAAGATTGGTTGGGCTAAGGCATTCCGAGAGCTGGTTGTACTGTTATACTCAGGTCAGGTGCCAACATGGGACGTAAGCAAAGTACGTGAAGCAGGCGCACCGTTGACTACCTTTGGTGGTCGTGCGTCAGGCCCAGAGCCTTTGGTAGATTTGTTTAAGTTTGCAGTTAACTTGTTTAAAGGCGCAGCAGGACGTAAGCTGAGTAGTATTGAAGCTCATGACTTATGCTGTAAGATTGCTCAGATTGTAGTCGTTGGAGGCGTCCGCCGATCTGCTTTGATCAGCCTAAGTAACCTTACCGATGATCGCCTACGTAGAAGTAAGCACGGTCAATGGTGGGACACAGAGCCACAACGAGGCTTAGCTAACAACAGTGCATGTTACACTGAGAAGCCAGACTTTGAAGCCTTTATGAATGAGTGGAGCAGCTTGTATGAGAGCCGTAGTGGAGAGCGTGGCTTCTTCTCTCGTGTAGCCTCACAGAAGCAAGCAGCAAAGAATGGTCGCCGTGAAGCTGATCATGAGTTCGGGACAAATCCGTGTAGCGAGATAATCTTACGCCCACAGCAACTGTGCAACTTGTCCGAGTGTGTGGTACGTTGGGATGATACTCCAGCACAGTTAAAGAAGAAAGTACGTTTGGCTACTATCTTAGGTACACTACAGGCTACATTGACTGACTTTAGATACCTAAGGAAGAAGTGGAAGGATAATACGGCAGAGGAATGCTTGTTAGGAGTTAGCTTGACAGGTATATTAGATAACCAACGAATGGGCACCGTAGGCCCTGAGCTAGCTAAGGAGCTAGAAGAACTTAAGAATGAAACAATTAAGGTTAATAAAGAATGGAGTGCTCGACTGGGTATCAACCAGAGTACAGCTATTACGTGCGTCAAGCCGAGTGGAACAGTCTCACAATTGGTCAACAGCGCCAGTGGAATCCATGGTCGCTTTAGTAATTACTATATTAGGCGTGTTCGTGCTGATGCTCGTGACCCACTATGTGCCGTCTTAGAGGCCGCAGGAGTGCCTGTAGAGGCCGATGTAATGTCAAGCTCTACCAAGGTATTCAGCTTCCCACAAAAGGCTCCTAGTGGCTCTACAATCGCTTCTGAGCAGACTGGTATGGAACAGTTGCACCTTTGGGATTGTTATCAACGTAACTGGTGTGAGCATAAGCCAAGTATCACGGTTTACTATCGAGACAGTGACTTCCTAGAGATTGGCAACTGGCTATATAATAACTTCGATGATGCCTCTGGTCTTAGCTTCCTACCTATTAGTGAGCATACGTATCAACAGGCTCCTTATGAAGCTATAAGTGAGGAACAGTACACTGAGTTGCTAAAGAGTATCCCAGACACCATAGACTGGGACATTACTGAGGCTAGTGATGTGACCGAAGGTGCTCAGACTCTAGCGTGTGTTGCTGGTAGCTGTGAGATTTAGTAGAGTATAGAACGACAAAAGGCCCCAAGGTGTGAACCAAGGGGCCTTTATTTTGCCTAGAGTTTATCGGGCAGCTGTACGTTCCTCTGTCCTAGAAGCTTCAGCCACATTAGATGCTGTAATATAAGCCAATGCCGTACTAAGCGCCTCACGTTGCTTTACAGGGTCTTTAATTGCCTTTACCTTATTCAAAGACTTATGCCACTTGCCGTTTGTTATTATTTCTAACATGGCCTGATTGTGTCGTCCTTTCATATAGCTAATGGTGTTAGCCACTGCAATACCTACCTTACCTAAGCTGTAAGTACCTGACTGCGCTAGGGATCCTTGGTCAGAAGCATTCAAGGCTTTAAAAGGAGTCTTCTTTAAACGTGCTAAGATAAACGAAAGATCCTCAATAGCTTGACTACTACCACCTACGTTTTTAAGCTGACGTGCTAGCTCTTGGCGCTGCTTAGGGGTAGATAGTATCTTATCATAAAACTGATCAGGGGTTACGTTGTAGATACTTGTACCTTCAGGAGCCCCCTTTGTTTTCACTTTAGACAAATCATCTAGTATTCTCTTTTGAGCAATTTGACGTTGAGCTATAGGTAACGCAAGTGCATATTCATCACTAGAGTTTTTTAGAGCTCCTTTTATCAAAGAGTTTACGCTTCGTAACGCACCTGCTTTTTGTTGCTCTAGCGTGTCTATAGACGTGGAAGCTGCATGGGCGCTATTGGATACTTCACGCCTTATCATTTCAACTTGACCTAAAGAGTTCTCCTGTAGCGCATTAAACTTTGCAGCTTTTGCAGGGTCACCCATTACTCTTTTTTCAGCAGCACTGAATATCTCGTTTTCTCTTAATCTCACAAGGAACTTAGGGGACATCTTCACATTAAAGGCTGTCTTGTAAAGACCTGCTAGAGTCTTTTTAGCAGCTTTACTACCTTCAGGTACAATACTTTCAACAAAGCCGCCTACAACTTCAGCTAATTCAGTATCCCGTTGCACCCTAATCTCTTGAGCTACCAAAGCTTTCTCAGGGTTTAAACCACCAAAGGCTCCTGCCTCTCTACTTAGGATAACTCCGTTTGCTGAAGCTTCCGCTGGTGTTAGACGGACACCTAGTCTCTCAGCTGCGTCTACTGCCTCTTGCACATCAGGGCTCTTTACACCTTCCAAAGCTTTCTTGTTGCCACCTTTGGTGCTAAACATGTCAAAGACCTTTTTAATGGGGTCAGTCACAGCTTTGCCTATTAAGAACTTACCTGCGTTGAATAATGCTGTAGGGACTAATCCTGAGTTAGCAGCTACTAACATATTCATAGTCCTCTCTTGAGAGAGTAAAGCACCATCTGAGGTTGACATACTAGCACCTAACAACGCACTTGTGGCTAGTACTTGTTTAGCCGTTGTTGCAGGTAAAGCAGCCATGTACGAAACTGTTTCTGCTACATTGTATGAAGCACCATAAGCTGCTTGCTCCTTAGCATTCATACTATCTACGTAGGCGCTTATGTCCTCTTCTGTTTGGATACGTCCTTCTTTCCAATCACTCAGAACGTCAACACCTGTTACTTCTGTAAAAGCAGCTCTGCCTAGCTCCTGAACACCTGCGCCTACTTTCTCAACACCTCTTAAAATACCTTGGCCAGCTAGTTCAGCATAGTTAGCGTCTACACCCTGATCAGTTGATGTGTTATCCACCACACGACTTTCTGACGTGCTGATAGAATCCATTAGATCGTTTACACTAACACCCCCACTATTAAGCGGGATAAGGGTGGTAGACTCTTCAGTGTTGTCATCACTCGACCCTTGCATAGAGTTTAAAAGATCTTTTACACTTATATTACCAGCCATTTAAAACTCCCCTGCAGCTATCATCTTCTGAAGTATTTTCCGTTCGTCTTGGCTTAATGCTTCCAAGGCAGCTGTCATTTCATTAGTGTTACTTTTATCTATTGTTTCAAACTTATTGAGAAGTACTGTCTTTTTATCCTGAGTTCCAAAAACATCATTTTCATCTAAATCGTACTTTGTAGTTAGTCCTCTTATCTTATCTATAGATGGTGCTGCAAGTCTCTTAATATCTTTAAAGAGTTTACGGGCCACTGTCACGAAATCTTTACGCTGAGTGAGCCCCATTTTTTCACCGTTCATTGCTTTGTTATACAAGTTTAAAACAGAGTCTGGTATACCACGGGCAGCTTCTGCAGTAGCTTGCTCACCTTCTCGCACTACTGAGTCAGGGTCTAACATCTTCATGTAAGCGAATATAAGAGACATATCTCCTGCCGCTGAGTCAGCCTTTGCTGATGTTTTTATTTTACTAAACTGCAGTTGGCTCTCTTTATAGTTACTATAGTTGAAATCACCGTCCAACTCTGCGCGTAAAGCTTGTGTTTGGTCAAACTCTGTTTTAAGACGATCACCGCCCTCAGCTACATTGAGACCCAGCTCAGAAGGGTTTACCCATGTGTTTGTAGTAGTGTCTAGTACTTTACCATAGTCATCAACAGAGTATAGCTTAATAGAGCCCTCTCCATCTTCAAAAGAAGCTAGCTCTGCTTTCTTACCATTCAGCAAATTAACAAAGGCAGTAGAGTCCATTGAATCGAAGTCACCTTTTTCTACCCTCTTCATAAACTCAGAGCTTTTACCGTACTTACCTGATAAGGCACGTTTACCCACTCGCCCTCTTTTATCTGCTATCTTAATCTCCTCTTGTGACCGAATTTGGTCAGCGGCTTCATCCATGTCTCCGCCATTGTTTAGTAGGTCTACGGTAGTGTTTAGGTTGAGCTTAGTAGCGACCTTAACAAGTGCTTCCCTACGTTGCTGGTCTTTAAGTTTATCAGCCTGAGCCTGAGCTCCTGTAATCGCCGCATTATTGAGTTCACCTGCATACTCAACATAGCCTGCCTTGTAAAAATCCTGTGCACCTTGCTTTAGTTGCTCAGGTGTTCCATTAGAGATCAACTCTCCGTACTGTCCTTGGAACTGAGTCTGCTGTGCTTCATCGGCCTTGATCTTATCGACTTCTGCGTCCGCACCTCCCATAGCACCGCCTAAGGCCCTTCCTAAGGAAGATCCTAGTAAGCTTACTGCTCTCATCTTAGCAGGGTCACGAGCACCTTGTGCCGCTTGTTGCATTAATTGTTGTTGCATGTCATACTGAGACTTGTTACGTTTAGCTAGTATGTCGTCTACTGTTGGGCCTTGTGTAAATAAACCTTGTTGTGCCATAATCTTCTTTCCTGTATTCAATTTGCTTAGCTAGAACCAACCGCCTTTACTAAAGCCTTTAGACAGCCAATCGCTGCCACCTTTTGATCCTAAGAATGAAGAACCTAATGAAGTCAATCCAGTAAGCCAACCATTGTCGCTACGATTGCCATTAGCAATATTAGCTTCAGCAAGCATACGTTGTGTTTCATTCTGATAGTTACCCATATCAAAGCTCTGATCAAGTCCCTGCTGCTGTTGGTTGAGACCTGCAAGACTCATAGGTATACCAGCCAGTTGATTCTCAAGCTGAGCACCGCCCATACCTGCACCAAGCATACCAGTGCCAGCGCCCATAAGGTTAGCATACTGCTGCTGCTGTGCCTGTTGGTTAGCACCAAACTGAGACATATCTAAACCAGCACGTTGCATCTCTTGACCAAAGGCATCTTGAGTAGACTGAGCTGACAACTGAGCTAATGCTCCTGACTGTGCTTGGTTCATACCAAACATATCTGGATTCATCATACCTGAGCCAGCACCTAAGCCCTCACCAGATAACTGTAGACCTATACGGCCCATGCCTTGCATCTGTTCCATATTCTTAGCACGTTGCTGAGCAAAGGCAGGTTCTAGTAAAGCTGAACGCTCATTAAATAAGCTTTGTGCAGCACCAGAAGGATCAAAGTTATAATTAAACTCATTAGGCGCCTGTTGTGCTTGTGTGGCAGCTTGACCCATAAGGCCAGTACCTTGACCTACTAAACTGCTGAGTCCTTTATAGTCTTCACCTAATGAAGTAGACAAACCGCTCTCGTCTAGTACTGAAGTACCTGTACCTGAGCGGAAGGTGACTGGCTTGAAGGTTCCTGTGTCTGAACTGCCATTAGGAATAGTTGCGCCACCTCCTGCTGTTGGAGCTCCTTGGTATACACCACCACCCTCATTACCACCACCTAAGTTACCAGAGACTGGAGGTAACCCTTGTGCTGCTCTTCCTTCATTATGACTAGCTAGTTGTGTAGCATTCATAGCATGGGGAAGCTGTTCATTCATCTGTCCTGATCGTGCCAACTGTACCCTTTGTGCTGGTGACATATCTGCTGGGTTCATACCCTCACCACCTAGATCGTAGACAGCTTGTTGGTTGTCATAAGCCGCTTGTGCTCTGTCGTTCATACCGTAGCGTGTCTCATCCATAAAGGCTTGAGCAATAGGTGCAACAGGGCCTGCAATAGCTTGTGTCAACAAACCACCTCTCTGACCACTTCTAGGTGTAAAGTTCTGACCAGCTACTGCTGCTTGGGCACGAGTAAGTTGTGCTTGCTGTGCTAACTGTGCTGGGTCTGCCTGTGTGGAAATGTCACGTACACGTACATTGTTTATAGGTCTACTGCGCGTAGTTGCTGCGTTACCATATCCATCATCTACTCTAGGCATTGTGTTGACCTCTCAAGTTTTCTGTTACTTTATTGTATGACATATTTATCTCTCTAACTAGCTACTTAAGTATACTTAAGACTCTTAAGTAGCTTATATTTGTAATTAATGAATAACTTAAAGTAATTTCCTTTGTTCTTAGGTATATTATACCAGAAGTGAGGAAGTGTGTCAAGCTTTATTTTGAATTACTTTATGATATGGTGTAACCATTAGGGTTATAGTAGGTCGCACCTGCAGCACCTGTGCCGCCTACGCCAGTGCCAGCACTAAATACCCCAGTGCCTCCATTGCCCGAAGCGCCTGTAGCACCTACGTTACCGCCACTACCACCTGAGCCGCCGTAGAAGTAACCACTGTTACCAGTAGCTCGTGCTCCATAGCCTCCAGCCCCACCAGTAGTTAAGGCTGCTGTAGCTCCACTAGCTGCGTTATAGGAACCACCGCCGTTAGCCGATAGACCTGCACCGCCTGTGCCGTAAGGAGCACCACCGCCACCACCTCCTCCTCCAGCATGACGATAAACATAAGTACCTTCACCCCCTCCAGCGCCACCGCCTCCTCCTGCTATTGTACCGTTATTGTCAAAGGTAACATTAGATTCTACGTAGACTGCTCGGCCTCCTGTACCACCGCTCTGAGGGAGAAGGTTTGAGCTCGGATACCTATAACCACCATTACCACCATTACCACCTCGTCCGTATATCTTACCATTGTTCTGTATGGTCAACGTAGCATTATGACTTGTGCCTGTACGTAAAGCATAAGCACTGGTGGATGAAGCGATTAACGTAGCATTACTAGGGATAACAATACGTACATTATGGTAACGATCTAAGCCTAGAGCATCTAGGTCTACATCAGTGTGTGTCCCACCAGCTAAGGTGTATACTGATTCATATTCATATGTCTTCTGCCAAGTGCCTCCTACTTTACCATAAGCTTTCTTAACCTTAGTCCACGTACCACCGATGTTGGCCTGTATGACTGGGTCTACCCAAGTGCTACCTACCTTCGCTTTAATATTCAAACCAGATATCTCCGTTAGCTCCTCCAGTTGGAGCATCGTTATCCACGTAGATTGTACGACCAGTTACTAAGGTGCCATTCACGTTGACTCCGTTGACACCCAGCGTAGGGCTAGCAGCAGCAACAAAGGCTGTAGTAGCTACCTGTGTAGTATTAGTACCTGAGGACGCTGTAGGGGCCGTAGGGACGCCTGTGAGGGCAGGGGAGGCCAGAGGAGCCTTAGTAGCATTACTTGAGGTTACCGCAGCTACACCAGCCGTTATGGCGGCCTGAGCGAATGCTGTAGTAGCTATCTGAGTACTAGTGTTAGCTGAGGCTGCTGTAGGCGCTGTAGGTGTGCCTGTAAGCGCAGGAGAGCTTGAGTTAGCTTTAGTAGCTACGGCAGATGCAATAGCTGTATACTCGTCATCAATCTCAGTACCACTTACGGTCTTAAGGGGGTTACCTGTAGTCAGAGCATCCTTAGATGCAAAGTTTGTTGCTTTGATATAATTGGACATAGTTAAAGTACCTTGCCTTGTTTAGCGTATATTGATATTTTCTGAAGTGACATTGCAGTTCCATTAATGTCTGTAGTGAAACCTATTTGAATGATGTTGCCTGCTCCCTGCGTAGGTGCTGATTGTTCGTTGATTAGTACTGAACCAGCAAACTCTGCTACACCATACTCAGCAGAACCATACTCGTATACAGTACCTGCCGTAAGCATGAATGTTTGAGAGAAGTAGATTGGGCTATACTCATAACCAACCTTAAGTGCGAAAGTCTGACCTGTAGCTCCTACCGTAGTGGCTGATAGCTTCTTAACTATCTTGTTTACGTTAGGCATATCCAAGTCAAAGAAGTTGCTGTAGTAAGCCATCTCATACTTAGCACCATCATCTTGATAACCTCTGTACTGTGCAATACCGTTAGGCTGTGCAAAGAATAGATCAGAGCCTAGAGATAACATACCCTTAGGTGTGAGCTCAGGCCATACGGTTACCCTGAAGCTTCCATCTTCTAGCGTCTGCCTAGTGTCAAAACAAAAGGTCTGCTTGGTTGCTGGGAAGGTGAGTAAGTAGAAAGCATTAGTTGGTGAGTAGACTGACTTAACATTAGCTAAGACTTCACCATTGATAGCCTGAATGATGTCATCACGTATATTCTTAGAGATGTCCCTCATTGGCTGAGACTTCTCTTGTACAGTTCGGTTCAATGAACGTACACCTGTGTTACTCAGGAACAATATGTCTTCACCAGTGTTCTGCACTGAGTCACGAGCGATACAACCGACACCTTCAATTACTTCTATCAATCGAAGATCAGAGGTAGTCATACCTGCGTTATCATTGAAGTTATTATCATCACCATAGATGATTATGTTATCTTTACAGAAGATGATTAAGTAGCCGTTGTGTGCACCTAGGGCTACAATATCATCAGATCCCTGCGTTAGTACACTAGAGATGTTCAAAGAACCTGTAGTGCCTATGTTCCAATCAGTACCATCTAGTACATCAGTGAACCACACTGTAGACTTATTAGTTAACGTATCTGCAGCCCACAAGCGACCATAAGCAGCTAACACTGCGTTAGCCTTAGGGTAGCCTGCAGTAGCACCTGAGTGTACTGCCATTGAGTCGAATACAGTAGAACCTGTCTCAGCACTGTAGACTAATGGAATGTAGTCACGTTGGAAGAAGAAGTGATGATCGTTGAGTGTAGCTGTCTGCCAGTTACCAGCTGATATGGTGTCTGTTGTGGTGGGTGTTCTAGTAGTGAGCGTTTGGGTGCCTGAGAAGAATGTAGTATCATTCCAAGACAACATAACGTTAGTACCAGCAACATCCTTAAAGTTAGCCACACCAGTCAGGTCTACGCCTGTGCTGCCTGAGGTTAGCGTCTGCCAACCCTTACGTGAGCCTAGGCGACCATACTTGTCTATGATGCAGTTGTCTGCGTGTAGTGCGAAACCTTCCTGTAGCGTTACTCCTGACTCCTGAGTGTTCAACCCGTAGAATGCAGGAGCAGCAATGGAGGCCGCGAGTAGTTGTTTAGCCATAGCTTACACAGCCTCCCAAATTAGTTCCTCAGGATGCTTACTTGCATCAATAGCAATAGCGTCTGAGAGGTAGTTACTAGCTAGAGCCTTAGCTGACACTGCTGACATACCACCATCCTCACCACGCTCCTCAAGAGCCATGGCGTAGGCTAGAGCCTGCACAGGTAAGAAAGGTACTTTAACTAAATCATCATCTAAGGCTACGTCTGGTGACCTTTTGATTACGTTAAAGAATAACTGGTAGACACCATCGGGCTTAGGGTATACATCAATCTGTGTGTCACCTGAAGCGTTAAGGCCGTTAAATACATAGTTCTGTGGTGAGCCTGTGGCTGGTGTGTTGTTGAGGTATACATTGTTAAACCAGTGTGCTGTCTGGTACTTCATGAATGTATTACTTGTGTTGTTAATTACCTCAAGTACTGTGCTTTTGTCACCAAAGTCAGTGAGTACATAGTTGAAGATATTAGCTTGAGTGGTTACTGTCATAGTCTCACGAAGGTTAGACCAGTTCCAAGCACTCTCTACCATCTCTATAGCGTCATGTACGAATAAGCCAATAAGCTTGGAGTAGCTGTTCTCTTCAACAGAGGCTACTTCACGTTCCCGTAGGCGTATGAGGACATTGTTGACTGTTTGTTTATATGTTTTCATTTGTTTCCTTTACTATTTCTTCCAAGTCTTAACTGCTTTCTCTACGCTACGTCCTACGACATAACCACCAAGCCCTATCTCTATCAATGTCCATAAGTGACTGTAATCTTCAGGTGTCATGTTAGGAGATGAGTAACCTAAGAACTTAGCAACTACGATAGCTACAAAGGTGAGCATAGTGATTGGTCTCCAGTTAGCTGCTAGCCAATGTTCACTTGAAGCTTCTGAGTTTACAATCTTAGCTTGACCTTCAAAGATAGCCTGATTGTACTTAGTAGCACTATCCACAGCAGATGCTTGTATCTCTAGCAAGCGAGCTTTCTGTACCAACTTCTCTTCATCTGAAGTATGTAAGTTATCAATAAGATCTGCTGCTGGCTTAAAGATATCAGTGACCATGCTTAGTACGCTAAATACGCCCATGTTAACCTCTCATCATAAAGGCTGCGCCTGTTACCAAGGCAGCTATTAGTAATCTAATGAACCATTCGTTACCGCCACTAGTCTTAGCTGCTAGAGCAAGCTTAATGGCATGTATGTCTAGTTCTTCACTGTGCTTGTTGAGCCTAGCGTCCTGTGTGTTGTTGTGGTTGAATAGACCATCAATCTTTGTATCTATCTCCACAAGCTTGACCATAGCATCAGCTAATTTATCTATCTTAGCCTCTAGTCTGTCAAATCTAGCGTTAGCTTCCATGTTATCCATTCCTTGCTTATGTGGTGATTGCTGCTCTAGCTGCTGTACGTGCCTGAGTCACTGCTACTGGAACTAAGACACCTGTCTCAGACTCTCTAGTAACATACCAGTCTGTCTCAGTTAGGTAGGCTAGTGACTCAGAGTTAACCTTAGACTGAGCATTAGCTACTATCTCAGCATCAGTGAACTCAGGAGCAGGAGTGTTACCTTCTGCTATCCATTCTTGAACATAAGAGTAGTGACGGTTAGCTGGGTCGTTGGGTACGCTCATGCTACCGTTGATTAAGTAGCCAGAGTCTTGTAGTTTTACTGTTTCGATAGTCATGTTATAGCTCCGCGTCAAACTGGATATTAAAGTTACGGACTTGTGCAGCTATACTATCTATATTCGCCGTTTGCACCATTATGTGTGCCGCACCCATTTCAGGACTAGATGCAAAACCAATTGAGGTTATGGGATCATAAGCCACTCCGGGCTTATGCAAGTCTAGGTATGTGGCAGCAGTTGCAGGGGAAACTCTCATCGTTACTGGAAACTCAATTGTTTGTTGGTAAGATTTAGTACCGTTTCCATTCCTTCGTTGCAGAATCATGTTGTACCCAGCATTACCCGCACCGTTGATAGCATAGTAATACCGCTGACACAACGCCAACTCTTCACCATAGCTGCGGTGTTCAAAGTCAGTGGCTACGGAGCCTAGTTCTAGTTGTACTCCTGTGATTTGCCACGAATTCCCGACAGCAGAACCTAAGTTGACGTTATGACCCCCTTCTCTCTGCGCTGCGTTAGGTGAGGCAGTCCAAGATGGTAACCCAGTTGCACTGCTTGAGTAGTAAGTTCCAGATACCACTACAAATTCACAAGAAAAGCCACCTGTGCTGTCGTTAATAATATCAGCGGCAGTGTTCTTAGGGATAACCATTATTACTTTCTGCCAAGTGTTAGCACTGTTTACAGTATATGTGTCTCCATAATATTGAGTGCCAACTCCATTTGAGCTAAAATGCTTAAACGCTACAGCGTATGTGCCAACTACAGTCGCCTTAACCCAAAAGGAAATAGTAATATCTTTCGCATCAGGTGTACCGAAGCCTAAATGTTGTAAGCTCTGCCCTTCTATTTTCTGAAAGGTGTACATGTGGACAGTTGATGAGGGAGTTGCTTCTGCTGTCGTGCAAGTTAACTTGTGACTAGAGCGAAACCCGTTAGGTGAGTCTGTTACCCTATTTACATCGAATGTAGATAAAGGAGTTCCTTGTTCATAGACGGAAAACCTATCGACTGTCTTATAGCCTTTGTCGCTTTGGCCGAATGTACTTGAACCACCTCTCTGGCTAACCTGCATACCACCGTTAATAATAAGGTTCTTACGACCAGCACCAATTTGATCACGAATCTCCTGAACACTGTCAGCCCTTAGTACAGCTTCACCAGCTATACCGCTGGGCTTGTCCAATTCTGATAACTTCTCCCTGATGTTGATCGAGGGTTTGCTTATGTTTACTGTCATGGTTAAT